ATTGCGTCGGTGCGCCGAGCGCGGAGAAATAAAGGTTGCTGCTGGCTGTCGAATACATCTTCTGCTTAAACGTGAGCGCAGAAATACCCGTACCGGATGCGCGACCTGTCACGATATATTCTTCAGTGCCGTTGATCGTAATTTTAAACTGATCTGCGGATTCGAACGTTCCTGTGATTTGGGCCGTATAAACCTGCGCGACAGCGGTTGTTGCAGTGACACCGCCACTCATTGTCGCGTCATGGGTTGATGTCACGTTTCCGCTTTCATTCGTGACAACGACAAAGCCGTTCGGAGATGCGCCAGATCCGGCAACAGCGGAAATCGTAACAACCGGCCCGTCAGCGGTCGCTGTATAATTCGGTGAAGACGTTTCAGCGTTGATCGCATCGGCAATGTCTTCAGCGGTTGCTGAGTTCGAAGTCACCCACGGCACACCGGCATACGCACCGCCTGTCAAGTTGGTCACACTACCGACCGTAACGTCACCTGTCACACCTGGCGCGACGACAAAACCATTTGGCGACGATCCGGTGCCAGCCAGCGCAGTGATCGAAACGACCGCGCCAGATCCACCGGCTGTATATTCAGGTGAAGACGAATATGAATTGATCTGAGCGCGAATTGCGGCTGCGGTCGTGCTGTTGTCGCCTGTGTGATCGACCGGCGCACCGAGAATATCGACACCATTGACCAAAACCTCATCGACGGTGTTCACACCCGCGCTGTTCGTGCCGCCTGTGACCGTGAAAGATCCTGCGGCAAGCGTTTCACTATCACCACCAAGGATATTGACACCATCAACTGTGATCGAAACCATGTTGTTTGTGCCAGCACTCGCGCTGCCGCCTGTGATCGTGATCTCTGCTGTGGCAAGCACTTCCGCTATATCAACAACGTTCGCCTGAGTTTGCGTTAAAGTGATGTCCTGATCAGGATTCGATCCGTTGTTCGTCGTCGATTTCGAGATCGTGAACGGTACACCCGCTGTTTGCGATGTGATCGTGATCGTGTTTGTCGATGCGTTCGCGTTGACAGCCGGTGAGTTGTTGATGGCGGTCGCCAAAGCAGCCGCAACAGCGTTATTAGAGCCGATAGTCGTTGCCAACGTGTCCCAATCGGTGACACGAGAAGTGTTGTAGAAGTGATAAATGTTACCGTCAGCAAATTCGATGATTGAATAAAGCTGACCGTTGAATGCTTCCGCATCTTTAATACTGTCGATGGCTGTTGCAGGTGTCGGATGCTGCGTGAGAAGATGCGTGACACCTGCTGGAACGTTACCCGCCTGAGCCGCGCTATAACCGCAGGTATAAAGCGTTTCGTTGATCGCAAAAAGTCCTCGCGTCGTTGAAGGAAAAGAACCTGACTGCTGGACGAATTTTTTACGCCGCGCAACGTCACCGCCGCGTGTGAGATGCCCGTCTTTTACCGTCCAGGCAGAACCAAGCTCTGCCGCAACACGAGAAGCCCGTTTGCGGTCCATTCCGAGCCTGACATCTTGCATCTGAACATAAGGCATCTCATTAGCTCACTACGATTGTTGTTTTTCCGCTGTGAGGGCGGTTTCCATTACGATTTCCAAGACCAACCTGGACCATTTTGCTGTCGGATTGCGAATTCCGGCGCAACATCATCAGTCTGCGTTCGGCCTGTGATAATTTGTTCTTTGCGTCGTTCGATTTCTGCCGCGCAAGGATCTCTGCTGCTGCAAAAAGCACGATCAGGCGATCATCGAGATCAGCCGTGTCGCTTTCCTCGATCAAATCGCCAAGTTTTTTGGTGCCGAGCAGATAAATCGTTGCAGCCTGATTTGGCACAGGCCATGCTTCAAGCTTCTCTGCGCTGCCGGTGTCACGAATATCCCATTTCAGCGTCGGAAACGACTTTTCCATCGGTGAAGCGTTGCTGTCATAGATGGAATAATCTTCAAGCAAGATGCCACGCTCAATCGGCACATAAACACCGTTGTATTTGAGCTTGACATCTTGAATGCGGTCGAAATTCAGATCCGCTGGAAGATCATAATAACGCTGGTTATTCGCCAGCGTGATCGTGCGTTGAACCCGCAGGTGAGGCCACTCATATTCTTCGTACAGAAGCTCCTGAGTGCGTTGCAGGATGACCTTTAGGTTTTCAACCTCGTCAACCCCCACCGCGACGTTCTGAGTACGGCCCGTTTCAGCGCGGAGTTGCGCGATAAGAGAAAGAAGCTGCTTTCCACGAGCCATTTATGTTACCCCGCCAGGTCTTGTAAGCTCACCTGTTCTGCTGGAATGACACGATCCATGCGATCCTGTTCGTTTTGCGTCATGGTTTGAGAATGATTTTCTCTCTTGTCGGCTTTCGTCACCGATTTTGCGACAGAGATTACATCGTCTTCGTCAACCATTCCGAAACGCTCAACGAGATCGGACGGAAGTTGTTCCGGTACAGAACCCAATGGGCCGAAAATTGTGTCGATTGATTGTTCGCGTTTCACGAGAGCCTGGTCGTACAGACCTTTCAGACGCTCTTTTTCTTCGCGCAAATTGATGCGTTTTTCCTCATGGACTTCCACACCAACCACGGCATCAACACCGTGAATGTACTGAAGCACCAGAATTTCTGGTGCAGAAAAGATCTTCTCGATCTCGTTCATGGTAGATCCGGCTAACCGGAGTTTCGCTTTGTAATACTGCATTTTGTACCTTGCCTTTCGCAGTTAGAGTGAAGGAGTGCCGTGTGGCGAACACGGCACTCCCCTTGAAAAATTAACCAGCGTACTGTGTAACGCCTTTGTAGGCCGGATCGGGTTCTGCAACAAGCAGAGTGATCTCGGTTGCTCCATCAAGCGTTGCCAGCGGTTCGTATGTGCCGCGAACGTCACCGGTCGTTGCCGTAGCAGCGTCAGAAACACCTGCTACCAACAGACCGCCTGGTTCGATGACAGTCGTGATCGAAGCTGCGCCAGCAGAAGGTGCTGCGTCATTTTCGACTTCGACAGTGCCGCCAGCCAATACGGTCGTGTTTGCAGGACCGGAGAGGCTATCGACAACACCAACCGCAGAGCCGGAAAGTGCAATCGTGATCGTACCGACTGTGCCAGCCGCAGTTTTCACCGTTAAGGTGGAATCCGCAGTTGCGACAGCCGTGTTGGTCACGGCATACACATCCTTGATGTGACCACCAATCGGGGAAACACCGTAAACCTGACCCGCATCAGCCAGTGAAGGCGTATCGGAATTTAGGAATACCTTGCTACCCTTGTCATAGACGACTGAGCCTTCTTTGACATTGATCACATTGGCTTCGTTGCTCAGGAAAGCAGGAAGGCCGAGCTTGTTGCCCGTACCGACCGTCAAGCTGGTGACGTTTGCAGACACGGAAATATCCGTGACTTCAGCAAATGCTTTCGCGCCAGTGAAGGAAGTGCCGGAACCGGAACTTTCAACAATGGTGTTACCATACTCGTCTTTACCCGTCACAGTCAGAACGGCAGTGCCGGTCCAAGATGCGACAACGTTACGCGGTACGTCAGGAACACCGTTCAGTGCTGCTGCCGCAAGAGCCGCTGCTGCCGTGGTGTCAACCGAGAACACACCCGCTGAGGTGAGGTTCTGCGATTCCACATAACCATTGGTATCTGCCACTGCTGGCGAACCCAGGGTTACACGAACAACCGACCCAAGGACGGTGCGTTTGATGTCGGCTTCGTTGATAGCGGCCTGAGCAGCTTCATTCGAATCCGAACCTTCAACGTTGAACTGAGCGTTCAAACGCGCACCGGTCGGGATGGTTGTTGCACCAAGATAGGTCACAGTAATTTCGGATGCACCGAACGCAACTGTGAAGTCGGACGGAGAACTCAGCAAACGCTGGAACTTGTCAACCCACAATTTATGTCCGTATGCAGCGAAAGTACCTGCACTCGTCCCTGCCGGATAAGCAAAGGTCTTCGTGCCACTCGTAGCAATCGGAGTACCGACTACTGTTTCAGAATTTTTGAAAGACATGATTTGATCTCCTTTCTTTCAATTAAGCGATTGACACGATACCGGAAGTGTTACGCTGGCGGCAAACCAGACCGACAACATCCGTAACAGCACGATACATGACGTATTTATCGTGAGGACGCGCAGGGCTGTGACGCTTGTTGCGTTCACTGTCCATGTACATCGGATAAATGGCGTTCGTATCGATGATATACAGATATTTGCTTTCGCCTTCGTCGTCGAGGGTCGGGTCATAGTTGATGACCATACCTTTGAACGAAGTGTCGGCAACACTGATGTCGATG